TATTAACACGAGTTAGAGGAAGTGGTTCAATTGTTTCTAAAAAAGGAAAAAATGATTGCACATTTTGTGTGTAAAAATAATATAATAAAATAATAAATATACTAAACTTTAGTATATTTATTATATTCACTATTTATATAAATGTCAAGAAGAAGTACTAGGGTAGTATCAGTATCATCTGCTTCTAATAGTAGGACAACAAGTAAACCAAAAAACAGCACACTATATAGAGCATATAAGAGTGTATTTGGTCCTTCTAAGTCTAAATTAGCAAGCATTGCACGATTTAGAAGTGTAATTGAAGGATGTGATGAATTTTTAAATAATATTACTGATAAAAATATACCAGATCTATATGGGCAAATTCCTAAGATACTTAATATAAGAAATGAAAATTATGATAAATTAAGTGATGCGACAAGACTAACTGCTGAAGATATAGCTGCTAATCAAGCAATACATGCTAAAATAAAAAACTATCATGCAAATCACCGTTCACGTTATACATCGTATAATTATAATTTAGCTGGCACAAGAAAAAGACGCAAACATAGAAAACATAAAAAACACTAAAATATTTAAAAATAGTTATAAATTTATAAATATATATAAATTTATATATATATAAATGCCATCGCTAAAAAGAAATTTTACACAAAAAGCAAGTAGTTCTAGAGCTAAAATTCAACCTATAAATGATATTACTACTAGAAAAAAAAATATTGATACTACAATGAGTAAAATTGCTGCGCTTAATATAGCAATACAGCAACTAGAAAAACACAAACAAGACTTTAATAAAAAGTTCAGACATAGTCATAGACACACTTTAACTAACAAATATAAACTATCCCCTAGAGAAAAGGCAGAGAGTTTAGTTAATCAAGATTTTGTTCAACTAGACGATGAACAAATACAAGAGCTACAATCTAATACTGCAACTGAATTTAGACAATTTACTAAAAACCACACACAACTGATTAATAATTTAAAACATGACAGAGAAGAATTAAAAAATCAAATAACTAGGCTAAGACAAGGTATGGGAGGCACGAAAAAACGACGAAAACATAAAAAGCATAAAAAATTTAAATATTAAAAAACATTAAAAAATATTAAAAGACATTAAAAAATATTAAAAAACATTAAAAATTTATTATAATATTTTATAAATATATATAATGTCGTCATTTCTTAATAGAATAATTCCAAGCAGAAAAAAATCACCATCAAAAACTCAAACTTCAACAATGAAAAATATATTTAAAAGGTCACTAGCTAACTTCAGACAATCAAGAGCTCGCATTCATGATGTTGCTATTGAATTATCTACACCAAGAAGTGCTACGCCAATAGATACAAGACATACAACTGCTACTCAAAGAAGTGCTACGCCAATAGATACAAGACATACAACTGCTACTCAAAGAAGTGCTACTCAAAGAACTGCTACTCAAGGAACTGCTACTCAAAGAAGTGCTACACCAACAGATACAAGACATAGAACTGCTACTCAAAGAAGTGCTACACCATCAGTGAGAAGACCTGATCAACAAGAAGCACTTGATGAACTTAATACAACGTATGGCGAATCGACAGCTCTACAAACTTTAAATTTAAAAAAATCTGATACACAAGACAAAATACTTAAAAAAAGCGCACAAATATTAAAACTTGAACAAAAGTTCAGAGATGCAAAGAAAAAAGCTGAAAAAGATGAATTTGCAAGACAAATAAAAATCCTAAAAGAGTTAAAACTAGCTCTTAAACAAGAGTTAGCTGAAATAATAATAAAGTTGCAGAGCACTATGGAAACAATGCAAAAATATTCCAAAAAAGGAGGAACAAGAAAAAGACGCAAATATGCAAAAAAACATTAAATATTAAACATTAGTATTTAAAAATATATTTTGTTATCATAATAGATAACAAAATATTATGGCATTAGTAAAAGAATATTTAGACATTACAAAAAAGTATAAAGAGCTTTATGGCGAAAAAACATTAGTATTGATGCAAGTAGGCAGTTTTTATGAATGTTATGCTATCAAAAAAGAAAAAAATGTTTATGAAGGTAGCAATATATTAGATTTTACTCAAATTAATGATATGGTTATTGCTAATAAAAATACAATTTTAGATGGTAATGAAATAGTAATGGCTGGATTTGGTTTAGCACAAAAAGATAAATATGTTAAAAAAATGATTGCACACGGTTATACTGTATTAGTTTATGACCAAACAAGTGATACTAAAAATACTACTCGCAGTTTAGATAGTATATATTCTCCAGGAACATTTTTTGATAATAATGATTATTATAGTTTAAGTCATGAAAATAGCAATAATGAAAATAGTAATATAAATAGTAATTTAAGCAATAATACAATATGTATATGGATTCATTATTCGAAACTTAGTAAATCAGTTAAAACAGAAACTATTACTATTGGATTAAACATTATAAATATTTTCACAGGTAAAATAATAAGCTATGAATATTGTCATCAATTCTTAAATACTCCAACAACATATGACCAATTAGAAAAATATATTTCAATATATAATCCAGCTGAAGCAATAATAATTACAAATATTACAAATAATATTTATAATGCTAATAACTGTACTAAAAAGAATGATAAAAAGAATGATAAAAACACGTATATTGATGATGTAATTAGTTTTGCGAATATTCATGCTGATAAAATTTATAAAATTTATTTAGATGAAACACAAGAAAACAAAAATGAAAAAGAAAAAGAAAAAGAAAATGAAAAAGAAAAAGAAAATGAAAAAGAAAACAAAAATAAAATAATTAGTTTTGAAAAAGTAGCATTTAATTGTGAAAAGCAAATATATCAACAAGAATTAATTGATAAAATATACGGACAAGGTTCTTATAGAGAGAAATACGAGTTTCAAAATTACTATATTGCTAATCAAAGTTTATGTTTTCTAATTGATTTTATGTATAAGCATAACCCATCACTAATTAAAAATATTAGCTATCCTTGTTTTGATAATGTTAATAGTAAATTAATATTAGCTAATCATTCTCTCAAACAATTAAATATGATTAGTGACCAGCGCCATAATGGTAAATTGGGTTGCGTAGCAAATTTTTTAAACAATTGTATTACTAATGCCGGAAAACGAAAATTTCATTATGATTTATTACATCCACTTTGTGATGTAGATGTTTTAAATGATTGTTATAATGTTACTGAACATCTAATAAAAACAGAATTTTATAAAATTATTAGAGAATATTTATTAAATGTGAGAGATATTGAAAAATTAGAACGCAAAGTTTTTCTAGGTAAAATAGACCCAAAAGATTTTGCAGTATTATATAGCAATCTCTCAAGTGTTTCAAAATTATTTGAAAAAATAATTACTATTAAAGAAAATAATGAACTAGCTAGTTATATAAATAAACATATAAATTGTAATATTTCTAATTTATGTACTATTATAAATAAATATATTGAGCAAACATTTAATTTAGATAAACTTGATGCTATTGTTATTGATAAATTACATAGTTATAGTCTTGATGAATTAGTTTTTATTAATGAAAACTATAACGAGGAACAAAACATATTATTTAAAAATAATATTGACTCTAAACAACAATTGGAAGTAATTGGTAGTTATTTTTCTAATTTATTAAGTGATTATGAGAAACCAAAAACTTCAAAAAATAAATCAAAAGCTAAAAAAACTAATAGCAATGAAGAATGCAATGATGAAAGTAATTTAGAAAATGAAGAAAATAATGAATCATATGGAGTATCCTATGTTAAAATTCATGAAACTTCAAAAAACGAAGCACTATTACTCATTACAAAACGCCGAGCAACTATTTTAAACGAATTATTGCAGAAAATTATAAAAAAATCTGGAGCAAAATGTAATATAAACTATATTTCCAAATATAGTAAAAAAAACGAAAATATTGAATTAGATTTATCAACTATTGTATTCAAAAATCACGGAACAAATAACTCAAATAATATTATTGATTGTCCACACATAGTAAAAATTGCACAAACAATTCAAAATTCGAGAGAAGATTTAATAATTACAATAAATAAAAATTATAAAAATATTATTGCTGACTTCAATAGTTTAATAGTTATTACTAGTTCTACTCAAAATAATTCAAATAATTCAAATAATTCAAATAATTCAAATAATTCAAATAATTCAGATTTATCATTATTAGGCAAAATCTCTCAATTTATTGCACAAATAGATGTATGCTATGCTAGAACATATAATGCTGTTAAATATAATTATTGTAAACCTATAATAAATAATGAATTATGTGAAAATACTGCAAAATCATATGTTAATTTTAAAAAAATTAGACATTGTTTAATAGAGCATTTAAATAGTAATGAATTATATGTAACAAATGACCTCTCCATCGGCTCTAATACTAATGGAATATTATTATATGGAACAAATGCTGTTGGTAAAACAAGTTTTATTAAATCATTGGGAATAGCAATTATAATGGCACAAGCAGGAATGTATGTTCCATGCGAAGAATTTACTTATTATCCATATGAATATTTATTTACGCGAATTTTGGGAAATGATAATATATTTAAAGGTCTCTCTACATTTGCTGTAGAAATGTCTGAATTGCGAACTATTTTAAAAAATGCTACATCTAAAAGTATTATTTTAGGCGACGAATTATGTTCTGGAACAGAAACTACATCGGCATTAAGTATTTTTGTAGCTAGTTTGGAGAGATTACATACATTAGAAAGCACATTCTTATTTGCTACACATTTTCACGAAGTATTAGACTATGAAGAAGTTAAAAATCTTTGCAAAATGAAAATTTATCATATGAGCGTTTATTTTGATTATAATCAAAATACATTGATATATGATAGGAAATTGAGAGAAGGCTCAGGCGATTCTATGTATGGTCTTGAAGTATGTAAATCATTGGCTTTACCTGATGATTTTATTGAACGAGCATATAGCATTCGAAATAAATATAACAAATATAATGTTAGTATATTAGAAGCAAAGAAAAGTCGCTACAATTCAAATAAATTACGTATACAATGTGAAATATGTAATGCTTCTGAAAGCACAGAAGTTCATCACTTACAGTTTCAAAAAAATGCAAAAAATGGAATTATTAACGGAGAATTTAATAAAAATCATAAAGCCAATTTAATAAATATATGT